TAATATTGTGTGTTGTTATATCAGAAATTCTTGTTTGTATTTGTTTTGATACAGTACCTAATTCTATATCATCAATTCTATCTGTACCTGCAATAGTTCTTAATCCATCAGGTGCTAAGAATATAATATCACCTGCAAATTCTTGAATACTTCCACCATCTATACAACCTATTTTTCTTGTAACTGCTTGTATTGCAAAGTTGGCCAAACTTGTACCAGTTAATTTAAATATTTTATCTTTACCAAATATAAATAAAGTATCACGAAATGTTTTAATACCTACAATTTCTGTATCTACTTTAATTACTCCACCGCCATTATTTGCTGTAAAGTCATTAGTTTGTGTAGGCCCCATAAAACTAAGTTGTTGTTTATTACTAGCATCACCTGCAAAAAATATATGATTTTTAAATACTTCTACAAATTTAAAACTTGCTGTACCTGTCGCATTAACTACACTAGCACTAAAAGAACTATTTAATATTTGTGGATTAGAAGTTCCTGTGGTAATAATAATATTATCAGTACCATCAAAATTAAACTCTCTAAATTCATAATCTCTAGTAGGTGTTCCTAAACTTGTAATAGTAGATGTCCAACTACCACTACCTGAACTTCCTCTATGAATACTACCACCTCTAGCTGCTAATACTACATCATTAAAAATAGCAGACATAACAACTCTTTCTGATGAAACTGATACTTGAGGAACTATGTTAGTATTATATTTTGTAGTGCCTAATATTTTTTTATAACCGCCTTCAATGTCTGGTTCAAAATTACTTAATTGTAAAGCTTCTCCCGGAGACATAGAGAACACATCTTTGTTTAAGATTAATCCTCCGCCTAAACTTACTACTGAAGGTTGTGTTGCTGCCATATTATGTTACAGTTAATACTGAAGTGTTGCTTGTTGTTCTATTAGAAGTATTAAGATTAACTCTAGTATCTTTCATATATTCAATATGATTTAACATTTCAGTTCTAATTCTTCTAACACCTTCTTCATATTCTGCATTAGATATATTAGCCATAGGTACATCATTTCTTAATTTATATAAATAATATTTTGCTCTATTAACTATTACATCTGCATAGATATCTGGTAAATCCATTGTATCACCATGTGCTGATAACTCTGTATGTGTTTTATAATATTCATAAAATACTGTGTAATCATCAAACTTAGGTATTGGTGATAATCCAAAACTTTTATGGTCAGGTGTTCTATATACAAATAAGGGTTTTCCATATTGTGAATCATTAGCTGCTACATCTTTTCTAAATGCACCTTGTAAAAATCCATCATAAGTCATGGGTTTTAATTTAATTGCTTCTTCTTGTCTTTTAACTCTTACATAATCTACATCCATATTAGTGGCTGTGCTTGGATTATTTAAAGTTATAAAAGTTGTAGCTGCAGTTGCTGTAAATGTTGTTGATAATATTTTACCATTACCAAAATCTGTTACTGTAATAGTAGTATTTAAATTTTGTGTTCCTTCTGCTGCAGTTCCTACTTGTACTTTAAAAGCTTGTCCTGTAGAATTTGTGTCTAAGGCTCTAACGGATATACTATATGTTTCTCCTACAATAGTTGATATAGATTGATGTGCTGCATAATCATTTAATCTTAATCTACCATTACCTGTGGAATTATAAGCTGCACTGCCATCCCCTGCTATTGTAGTCCAACTATTTATATTAGATGTAAATTCACCATTAGTAATTAAATTAGTAGGTGCTATTCTAAAAGAATCAAAGTTTGCTTTTCTAAATGCTGTGGGGAAATCATATTCTTGTTGTCCGGTTACTGCAACTTGAGTACCATCTGTATGTAACCAAGGCCACTCAATTTCTGCCATATATAAATCATTAATAGCTTTATTAATAAAATTTTTAGTAGAAGTTTGTACACCTCTGCTTGAACTAAAGTTAGAACTTGTAAGTTCCACTTCATTCAATTCATTTAATACAAAGTTAGTTAATTCTAAATATGTTCTTGTTGTTGCCATTTTTTACCCTGAGTTTGTTGTCTAAGATTTTCAACCTCTTTATCTGTCATACATGCTACCATACTGCTATGTACTTTATCATTAGAAAATTGATGTTCTATTGTTTGTTTTAGTAAATTCTTTTTTTCATTTATAAAAACTTCACAAACTTTGTATTCTGTAAAATCTATAAATTGATATGTAAATATTTTAGGAGTTACTTCTCCATTAAAAAGTATAATTAAAGTTATAAAAAATTTCATTTTTAAGAGAGGGGCTATAAAACCCCTCCCTACATAACCTCATATTATGAGATTGATACCTTCATTGCTTCTGCATCGCCTTCGCCATCACAATCAGCTAGAATTGCGAATACACGCACTCTTGCATCAATTGCTCCGGTGGCAATCACTAAGTCAATAGTGTCTGCTGCTGCATAGTAACGATAGCCAATAGATGTTGTTCCTAATGAACTATCACCTGCTTGAGCTCGTGTTACTTCCATACCTGCTGTTGGTGTCGATGCTGTTACAAAAGCATCCACATCCGCACCATCACCAAGTGATAATGTTCCAGAGTTACCTGCACCATCTGCAGTAAGTACATCTAGTCCTGCATACATACATAATGTATTTGCCGGTACTTCGAATACTTGGATAACATCGCCAGTTGCGTTAGTAATCTTAGAAAAGTCTACTATTTGTGTTACACTTCTGACATTCTTACCTACGGGTAAAGCTACAGGAGTTCCTGTATTACCTGATACTGTTAAAGTTCCCATTTAATCATTTCCTCCTATTAGTCTATTTTGATATGTGAAAGAACGAGAGCATTGTCTCTTAATACTTTTCTTCCAAATACATGAAGACCTCTAACTACATCAGAAAAAGTTTCAGGGTGTCTGATAACTTCAATCTTTGCGATGTGATTAGCTGTCGCTGTAGATGACATATGACCACCTAATACTTTGAAAAAACTCGCAGTTGAGCTTGTAGCAAAGTTGTTTGTCATATATACGTCCATGTTCATAATCTTACCACCGATAACTTTACCATTTCTTAATGGTGTTGCGTTACCTGTAGTGTCACTCATTAGTTTGCTAGATGCTTGACCTAATTGCTCCACAAATTCTGGACCACCTAAGAACCATCGGTTCTCTTCTGGTACATCAGATGCGTTTAACAATCTATTTACTTTAGAGATTGTGTCAACTGGGTCAATTTCGCCTGAAGCAAAACCTACATCTTGGTCTTCTCCAGAGCCTGAGTCTGCTCCTAGTAAGTGGTCAGGTGAAGCTGAACTTACACCTGCTACCATTGCTGCGATTACGTTTTTGTCATAAGCGTTCTTAAGTGCATAAGCACCAGAAGAAGTTGCAACACTTTCAAAGTTAACATGGGAATGTCTTTCCTCAATGTCATCAACTTTAAAAGAAAATGCGTTTGCTTGGTCGACAGTCAATTGGATTTGGTCATCGGTGATATCTTGTGCATCAACAACTGCTCCTCTTGAGTACGCACTAACAGAAATAGTAGGTTCTTTTATGATGTTTACTGTGTCTCCATAAGCTTCAATCTCACCTGCATAGTCAGTATTAGTAATTGCTTCTATTACTGATGCGGTACGAAAGAACTTCTGGACTTTTTGGGAATAGATAATCGGGCTAAAGTTTCCGTTAGCTAGATTATTATTACCTGATACTTTATCAAAAGCCATCTTTTTTCTCCTATTATTTATTAGTTATTATTAAAATTGATATGAGTTAACTGTTTATACGATGCGACCTTCTCTATGAGCCTTATCAATGTCAGCTTCAAACTTAGAGTACTCATCTGGTTTCATGGATTTAATAGCTGCCCAAGTCCATTGTTTCTTATCAGTTGGTGTTTCAGATACTTTAGTTTTAGAAACTGCTTTCGCTGCTTCTTTCTTTGCATCATAGTTTACCTTCTTATTAGAAAGTCCTCTGTCATACTTGTACAAATCAATTGCACGTGCTGCAGATTTTGGATTGTCACTATTATCATAAAGCCAAGATTGTACTGTATTATCCTGTACAGAAGCCCAGTCATGAAAATCTCCGCTTTCACGAATATCTTTAAAGTCTGGATGCTTCTTAGCAAGTTCTACTTCTGCTCTATCTCTAGATAAAGAAGATTGTTGTTTTTTTATTTCCAACAGTTGTTCTTCCATTTCTTGTTGAGATTTCATAGTAGCTTCTGTAGTTAATTGCATAACAGAATCATACATATCAGGATAGTCTTTTCTCCACTCTTCTAAATCTTCTTTAGATTTAAAAATAGGTTGAGAAGCAACTGCTTCCTTTTCTTTCTTAAGTTTAAAAACTTCATCTTTGTGCTTAGATATTGTCTCATCATAATGCCGTTTTAAATCGTCATATCGCTTCTTAAAAGCGGCATCTTCTACTCCTACAGGGCGGTCCTCTTTAGGTTTCTTCTCGTCAGTTTCTTCCTTAGATTCCTCGGTAGCTGTTGTTTCGACTTCCTTGCCCATTAAGTTCCTACTCGGATGCTTATACGGACTTGGAGTTGCGAGTTCTTCTGTTGCTTGGGAATTTTGTTCTTCTACAACAGTAGAGTCTTGTTCGTTTTTTTCCATTTATTCTCCTTTGGGGTGCTGTTGGATTCAGGTCGCCCCCTATATGCAGGGCCGTTACGCTGTAACGGGTGGCTGCGTCATCATTCCCTGACCTTGTGCAGGTGCAGGGCTTTCTCCTTGCGGTGAAACTTGTTGTTGTGGTTTAGGTATTCTTGTTTCCATGATTATACTAAACTCTTGTCCAAATACTTTAGACATAAAATCTCTAAACTGTGGCACGTTTAATTGTGTAATTAGTTCCATTTCTTGTTCATTTAAATTTTTTAAATTGTCTGAAACTTTATCTCCTATTACATTTATTAATGGATTATCTTTATCATCAACAGGAGCAGGAGTTGTTTGAACATCTGCACCCATCATACCTTGTCTCATTTCTTCTTCCATGTTTTAATTACTCCTGTTATATAACATATTGGTTCTAGTAGATTATTATAAATTTTACCTAATAATGAAGGCTTACTATTAAACATTATGTGTTTTAAATGTTGTGTTCTATGTTTAGCTACATGAGAACCTAATGCTTTTATACTTTTATTTATATGCATACCTTTTACAAAAGGTTTAAACAATTTATGATAACCCTCTTGATGTTGCATAGTTAAATATCTTTTTTGATATATGTGCCATATTTTCATAGCTTTAGCCCAATCTTGTAGCCCTGTGCTTTGGTACATAGCAGTACATACTATACTTTTAGGTTTTCCTCCCCCAGAACCTCCTCCAGAACCTCCTCCACTTCTACCAGCATCTGGGTCAGGATTAAGAACAACTTTACCATTACTATCTCTAACTGGATTTCCATATCTATCTGTGACTGCTCTCATAGTAGGGTCGCCTGTTTGTTTTTGGGCTTCTCTATCAGAATCTTTTTTATTGGCATCAATAATACTTTGGTCTATATTTTCACCAGACCCTAATCTATCTTTTTGTCTTTTTTCTTCTTTTTTTCTTTCTGAAGTACTAAGTCCTCTTTCAGGCTGTTGCCCTAAAAAATCAGGTTGTTGTCCTGCAGGTTCTGATATTGTATCAAATTTTCTATTATCTGTCATTAAACCTTTTTGTGCATCTGCACCCGAAGCTGCTTGACTTCCTATAGTAGGTGCTGCAGTAGTTGTAGATGCTTGTCTACGTTGAACTTCTTCCATAACAGAAGCATCTCCTCCTGTTTGTCTAATAGGAGTTTTAATAGAAGTTTTAAAATCTTTATCTCTCTCATAAAATGCCTCATCTATTTTACCAAAAGTTTGTTGTGATATAGGGCCTATTATTTGTATTCTACCAAACTCATCTCTTATAAGACTTCCATCAGGATTTGTTTTTTGTGTTGATGCTAAATTACCTTTTAAAGATTCTTCAGTCATTGCTCTTTGAACACTTATTTTTCCATATTCATTATTAACTTTTACAATATTTTTACCCTTTTTGTTTTGAGTAACAGAAACTCCATCTAAATTATTTAAAGTTTGTAATTGTTTATCTGCTTTATTTTTTTGAAATATATTAAGAGGTGTTCCAATAACAGGAATTAAAGAGAGCCAAGGTATGTTATTATCTATTATATATGTTACATCATCTTTATATGTTCCATCTTGAGTAATTCCTTGGTTTTCTAATATTTTTCTATTAAATACTTGTCCTAAAGCTTGTGCAGTATCTCCTATATTTCTTCGTCCATCGACTACAACTTGTCTATCACGTCTATCACCTTGTTGTCTTTCTATTGGAACACATCTTTGTAGTTGTGGGTCGAATTTAAATCCGGATGGGCATGGGTCTACAGCAGGTTGGTCAGGTTCAAGAGGTTGTATAGGACCTATTGTAGGTGGGTTTATAGGAGTAGGTGTTTGTACAATACCTTCACCTGCTTTTGGAAATTGTGTTGCATCAAACTGTGGAAGCATTGGTGCTTCTATTTGTTTTAAATTTCTTTGTCCTTCTGCTCCGTATTGTACAACAGAATCAGGACCTACATATTTTTTACCTTGCATATTCATAATACCATCAGTGGCAGAATTATATACTTGTTGTGTTGTATCTACTGTAGGTGTTTTAGCACTAAAAGGAAACATAATTCCCTGTGATTCTTTTTCTAATTTTTTTTGTAAGTCTGATAGTGCTGACATTTATTTAAGCTGTTCCTTGAGGTTCATTATCTGGTGCAGTAAAGCCGCCTTCCCCTGCAACTTGTGGAGTTCCGACTCCGATGTTGCCACCTCCAGACCCTTGTGTGTCTGAGACATTTGCTCCTGCAGGTACTCCGTTAGTAGGTCCCATGCCACCTTGTTGTGGGTTAGGGCCTTGAGTTTGTTGATTTCCATTTGCTTCTCCCATGAGTTTCATAAATATTGCTGCTTGTTCTGGGTCATTAACAACTTGGTCAGGGTCTACATCTAACGACTTTGCAATCTCTTTAATAATACTATGCCATTTTACAAAAGGTGCTAAGAACTGATTTGATGCTACTTGCATAAATGTCATTAATCTTTGTGACCTTACTTCTTTCATCATTAAAGAAGATGTACCTCTTGCCTTAACTCCTAAGTCGCCTTGTATTTCTGGAATATCTTTATTGAATTGCATATTCCATTGATAGAAAGATTCACCTAATGGCTTTAATAAATAATCATCTATGTTTTTAATTACTGTTTTAATATTTAAAGCTGCAGCACCCATTAACATAGACATACCTGATGCTGTTCTTGTTGTAGATTGTATACCTGTTTGTCCATGTGAATAAGAAGGTATACCTGTGGATTCATCTGCTAGTTGTCTAAATCTATCAAACATCTGCATATTTTCTGGTGCAGTGTTTGGAAATCTTAAACCATGTATAGCTTGTCCTGTTTGTCCACTCTGTCTTCTAAAAATTTTTCCCGGATAAACTGACATGTCCTGACCGGGTACTAACATAGTTTCATCTACATCAAATACTAAATTTCCTGCTAGTGCTAAATTATCAATAGCCATTCGTGCATGACCATTCATAATTGTTTGTGCATCATCCATATTTTCTGGAATACCTACTCCAAAGAATTGATATGGATTAATTTCATAAGGCGCAATCATAAAAGGTATTCTTGCAGGAGTAAAAGGATTTAATACTAATCTTAGTATATGTCCATTACATATCCATGCATTAATTTGCACTTCGTCTAATTCTGTTTTTATATCCGTAGGGATATCAATACCCGTTTCTTCTACAAAGTCTTTGTCCATTGTACCCCAATACTCTAGGACTTCGTATCTATTCTTACTAAACTCTTCTTGATTTTCTCTATCATATAATGCTGTTTCATAACTTCTTGTTTCATAATTAGAACCTACTGCTAAACAATCTTTAATTGCACTTTCTCTAAAGAAAGGTCTATTAGCTAAATCTCTAAGTTGTGTTCTATTATATACGTGTCTTTGTATAACATAGTCTGCATCATCAATAGTAACAGCATCTGGGTCAGGATAAAAATCCCAACAACTGACTGCTTCTACTCTTGGAACTAATTTATTAATAGGTTTATATTCTCTTTCACCTTCTTCGTTTAGTTCCCATTTATGTTCTGCTTGTTCATAGTTAAAAGGTCCTTTAAGAATACCTGTACCTAATAAACACATTTCAAATAAAACATGTCTCATTACAGATATTGCATGTGACTCTTCTAACTGGTCATGGATTAAAGTCTCCATGTTTTTAGCTGCCTCATTTGCAGGTTCTATTTGAGGCATTGATTTTAAATCAGGTGCTGCACCTTCTTCAAATCCTGCTTTTTCGTATTTACTTTTTAAACCATTTAGTATTTCATCTGCAGTAGCACCCGGAGATATTTCTCTACCATCACCCTCAAAACCATAGATATCTTCCATTCTTTTATCTTGTTGTTTTAAGTTGTCGGGTTTTATGTGTGCGTATTTAGCTACACCTAAAGGGTCTGAAGTAGGTTGTATTCCAATAGGAAACTTACCTTGTGAAAATAACACTTCGATAAGCTGTCCATAAGAAGCTAATACTTTAGTCTTTGTTACCTTAACAAATACTTTAGACTTTTCTGAATCACGAAAAGCCATATCAGAACCATAGATTCCTCTATAGTTTCTGTAAGACCTTAACCATCTTTTTTCATCATATAGACGTGCCTGTTCTGCTTCTTTTAATCTAGATTCAATTAAAGAACCTAGATTACTATAAGAATCATCTTTAGCATCATCTAATGATTTTACTTCATCAGTTTCAGATAAGCCACTACTGCCTATATTACTATGCGGCATTTATATTTCCTTAGTAATCTCTTTCGTCCGCCATTGAGAAAACTTTTTTGTCTACAGTATTTTTTACTTTTCTACCTGCTGCTACATCTGTTTCACTGTAATCATCTGCAGGTAAAGCTGTAGCACTCTTTACAACATTAGTTTTGGAATCGCCCTGCTTTGAGGCTTCGTTTCCATACATGTTTTCAGGAAGTTCTCCTTGCTTGTATTGTTTCATTATTGCCATTTTATTTGTCTCCTTTTAGTTGTTTCTGTATATAAGGTAGTAACCAAGGGTTGTCTACATATACAGTTGTTAGTCCATTCGCAAGAATATTGCAAATTTTTTCTTCTTCTTTATCATCTAATTCTATTCCCCATTGATATACTATAGCATGAAGTATTTCATGTATTAAAGTATTAGTATGAGATATGTCATCTTCTGTTGATGATAAAGCTATCATTCCATCGGATGCAAGAAACTGTCCATTTATTTCATTGCACTTCGATACGATAGAATCTAAAGTTTTTATCTTATAGTTTCTATATCCTATTTTAATATCTTTCATTATAATCTAAATTCAAAACCTATAACTACTCCAACATTACCTTTTACTTCATATGCAGGGGCTATAAAAAAATTATCTTTTTTAATTCTTAACATTGGTGCAATATTACTTCCTGTATATCCAGTAACTAAACCATACTCTATTTCTAAATTATTGTAGTTATGTATTTTTCCTATATAAGAACTTATATTATATTCACTATTATAATAAACTCCTAGTATAGTATTGTCTATTGTACATCTAGCATGTGGATGTACATAGTTATATTCATTTTCTAAACCAACATGCATTGATAAAGCTACTAATAAAGATAAACAACTCAATATCCAAACACACTATCTGCAGGTGCTGCTCTTTTAGGTTCGTTTACTTTATCTATAAAATCTTGTTTAATAGGATGTATTGGTCTACTCATACAACCATATCTTAGTGCATCATAAGCATGGTCTTCTGCGTGTGTATTTACATCTTCAGGATTATTTTTATCTACTGGTAACATAGGTAATGTTCTAATTAAATTAATACAATTATCTAAAATAAATAATGAAGGATATCCTGTCTCTTCATCTGGTCTTAATCTTTTATGTATTTCTAATTTACCGGCTACTCTACTTCTAGGACTTCTATCGGATGGCCTCCAACGACAACCCTCTAGTATCATAGTCTCTGCAATACTCGGTCCTATATCACCTCGTCTTGCCCAAGTAGAACTATCAAGTACACCATATCTAATATACTCACCTTGTTCTGCTTCTAAAACTTTTCTAGCAAATAAATCTGCTGTAACTTTTTGTGTATATAATTCTCTGTAAACAAATAAATTATTATCAAAGTCTATTGCTATCCATAAACAACAAGCCGGTGAACTATAACCCCAGTCACATGCTCTAAATCTCATCCAGTTTCTAGGAATATCAAAAGGTTTAATAACATGTACCTCTTTATTAAACTCTGGAAAAGATGAATCTTCAAATGCTTCCCAGTTACCTTCTAAGAATTGTTTTCTTTGTACTTCAGGTAAAGATGCTAACATAGCATAATAATCATCAGTCTGCATAAGATAAGGATTATCTTCTAGTTTAGCAGGAATAAATCTTCTAGATATTTGTTTAACACCATTAGGAGTTTTAATATCTATATCAAACTTTGTATTAGGTACTGCAGGGTCAACAAACATATTCTTAACCCACATCGAACCTACGTTTCCCGGATTACCTGTTGCTCTCATGTAAACAGGAATACTTGGGTCTACACTTCGTAAAGAGGACCGAAGAAAATTATAGATATCTTCGGTAGGGTATTGCGGTAATTCGTCTATGCCTATCCAAGTATATGATTGTCCTTGGTAGCGAAGAGCATCAGTTAAGTTTTCCGCATATCCAAATTCTATTCTAGCACCTGAAGGAAACTTCCATTCTTTTTCTTGCTCTCTCCATTTAGCACCGGGATAAGCTTTTGAATATAATTGTTGTGAGTGATTAATTAAATCTCTTAACTCAGGCATTGTACGTCTAATTAATAATGCTCTGTGTTTTTGTTTGTGACAATAACGTAGTGGGTCAACCAACATTGCGTATGATTTACCACCGCCTCTTGCTCCACCATAAAATACTTCTCTTTCTGAAGCTGCTAAAAATTCTGTTTGTGGTCCTTCGTTTGCTTCAAAGATAACTTCTCTATCTTTAATAGCTTCTCGAATATTAGGAGTAGCTTCATCAATCTTATTTTGTTCAATGACTTGTTGTTTACCTTCAAGCACATTGTCTATATCTTTTATTTTACTTTTTGTAGACCAGTAATTATCTTGGGCTTTTTTTAAATCTTGTTTTCTTTCACGTAATAAATCTTGTGCAGACTTACGTGCTTTTTTTTCTTTAATAGTTAAAGGAGTATTTAAATCTTTTACTCTTCTTCTACCAGATTTTTTTGGTTTAGGTTCGCTTACCAACCTTTATGTATAACCCTCTTTAGCACTTCTCTTAACCCCATACCTGTCAGCTTTCTACCTGTATTGTGGGATAACCATTCTGCAGTTTCTCTGTATGAACAATTATTTTCTATAAACTTTTTTGCTTTTTTAATAAGTTCCATATGGTCTTCGTTTTGTATTAAAAACTCTGGGTCATCATCTGATATTTCATAACCATAAGGAATTACTCTAGCATTTTTTCTTCTTGCTATTTTAATTTTTTCTTCACTCATTATCTTTAGGTGGTAAAATAAAAACTCCGTGTTGTACTTTAGCAGTTATATCTAATTTTTCTCTTTTAGATAATCCTACTCTATCTAATATTTGTTTGGCTGCTTCCATTCTAATATTAGCACCGGGTAGGCTTCCGTCTTCATCTAAAGCATTTATCATTCCCATACTTGCTCTAGGTGCAAAAGCAGCTAGTTGTTCTTCTGCTCTTGTAATAATTTCTTCTTTTAAGGCTCTTAGTGGTTGATGATAATCTGCATACCCTGCTATATCACCTGCTGCTCTAGGATTACCTTTTGCTTCACCAAATAATGCTGTAAGAAAAGTTTCTTGTTTTTCTGTTAAAGCTAATTCTTTTTTATCATTTTGAGGGACTAGCATTATTTAACCTTTTGTAAATGTTTTTCTGTTCTTTCCTGTAACCACTCTGGTGTTTTTCTGATACCTAGTTGGTCTTCAATTTGTCTTTCTTTCATACCCTGTCTGGCAGTATGAATCATTCTGTCTCTAGCACCATGCTCACTTCTTTCTATAAAAGAAAGTCTGGGTGCAGTTATCACCATCTCTACATTTTTATTTCGTAGTGGCTTTGTCCTATCATTAAAAGATAGATACTCATCCCAGACTTTTCCAGTCTTCTTATTTTTATAAGAATAAATTGGCACTATTTTATTTTTATTGTCTTTGGTTTTTTTTCTTCTGGCAATTCTTGTTTTAAAGTAATTGTCAAAATACCATTTTCCATAGTTGCATCTGTTGGTTCTGTATATTCTGCTAGTGAAAAAGTCTTAGAAAACTTTTTAGTAGAAATACCTTTGTACAGATAATCTTCATTGTTTGATTCTATTTCGCCATCAACAGTCATTTTGTTTTCTTTAACATTTATGCTAATATCTTTTTTAGAAAACCCTGCTAGTGCAAAATCTATTTTCCATTCTCCATCATCTATCTTTTTAATGTTGTAGTGTGGATATCCTTTGGCATCAGTATTACTTACAATATCTAATGTATCAAAGAATCTATCAAACCCTACTGTGTAGGGCATGTATTTATCTAGTGTAAAAGTCATATATACCTCCTTGCTTTAAGCTAGATATCAACGACCCCGAAGGCATCGTCAAACTTTTTAATTTTCTTTAAACTTTATTTGTGTTACTGTTTCTTCGTTTTTGTTTGCTTTAAAAACATTGCCAGATAGTTTAACCTCTGGCTCCTTTAACAACACGTTGGCTTTTTGGCGGAGACTTCTTCGAACCCGACTTACCTGCCCATAAAACTTTGTTAGCCCAGTACGCAGCACTCGTTGGACCTTTTGCAATATTTTTCCCATGCCTAGCTTTAAAAGATTTCCTAGCTTCTGGGGAATAGTTGTGACCCATAGAAGAGTCACCGAAGCGAATAAGTCGGGGCTTCCCACCCTCGAGTATACCGACTTTACCTTTCTTACCACCTTCAGTGGTCCTAACTGCATTATTGAATTTTTTAAGTCCATGCTTTTTAAGAAAGTTTTTTCTTTTTTCCGTTTCGCTTAGTGCCATTTTTTTTAGCCTTTAGTTTCCCTACAGCAATCATTACTACTGTTTTATCTTTTGGTTTTTTTGTTTTTGTTCCGTATGACATTATGATTTTTTATTTTTCATATTTTTTTCTCTATATCCTGCATATCCAGTTGCAGCAGTTGCTGCTGTAGCAGCTCCTCCATAAAATTTTAACATACTTTTTTGTGTATCTTTAGCTTCTTTACTCGCTCCCGATTTTTTTAATATATTTTTATATGTTTTAGATTTTAATGTTTTATCAACAGCTTCTCTACCATATTTTTTTATGGCTTTTTTCATACTGTTTGTCAATAGAAATCTTGATACTACTGCTACTGCTGCTATTATAGGTGCTACCATTATGCTTTGCTTTTTTGTTTTTTCATAGACTTACTAATAGCTTTAGCTACAGTTGCTTCATAAGATGATACTTTACCATCGTTATCTCTGTCTGCTTTTTTAACATCAAAGTCGTAAGTCCGATTGTTTCGGTTATCGGACTTATCATTAAATTTCATTTTGTTATTGTTCATTTTATAAACCAGTAGACTACTACTATTGCTACTATAATGATACCAATCTTAACATTCTTTTTAAGACCAGTCCATTTACTCCATACCTTATCAATCATTATGATACCCTCCTGTATGCTCTAGTTTTTTTTGCAATGCTTTTCGGTTGCTTCACAAACTGTTTGCCCTGCTTTGTTCCTTGGCGTTTTGCTTTTGTCGTGGCCGCATATTCCGCAGATGTCAGGCTCTTGATGGCTTTCTCTGGTAGATACCTTTCTCCTGTCTTTGAAGAGGGTTTCCCAGACTTGGTTCGCCACTTTTGTTTTGACCATGACTTAAGACTTCTTTGTGATTTGGCTAGTGCCATATTTTTTAAGACTTTTTTTTGTTCCTTTGATTAGGACTTCCTTTAGATTTAGATTCATTTTTTCTTTTATTTTTATCCATCTGTGGCGGACTTGGATTTTTCTTAGGGTCTTTTATTAATCCTAATTTTAATCCTATTTCTCTACTTTTTCTTAACTGGCCTTTTATAGAATCTCCTCTTTTATCATATCCATACTTATAATATGTTTTTCCATCTTTTGTATATTTAGTGCCTTTTTCAGAAGATGACGTAATAAAGTAATTAATATATTTTTTTACAACTGAAGGTTTTAAATCTGACTTAGCTATTCTTTTAAATATTTCTGCTTCGCTTCCAATTCTTGACTTAGTAAACCCCGCATCGTAAAGATTAGATATATCTTTTTTAATACTTTTTCTTTGCTTGTCAGATATGACAGCTTTTCCTTGTTTATACATTTCTTCTTTTTTAATATAGGTTGCCATTTAATTTTTTCCTTTATTTTGTTTTTTCTTTAATTGTATTTTTGCTTTCTTTGCTATTGCTGCTTGTTGCGGTTTACCACCAAACTTACTTCGTTGTTCCATAACAGTAAGAATCTGAACTTTCCTAGCATACGGCTTATTAATCTTGCGAACTTTACGAACAGTATTCTTCGCATCCGCAGTTGTGGCGTATTTGATTCCCACTGTGTCTCTAGGATTTTCATCTGTGTATAATCTTCTACCAGAACCCTTGGGTTTTTTACCCGTTCCTTTTCTTGGGTCCGCCATTCTTAAGTGCTGCCTTTAAAAGTTTTCTTTGTGCTGTGTGTGCTTGTACTGCTTTGCCTAATCCTGCAGCTACCTTTCTTACGTTTGCTTTTGCTTTTGGTTTCATTGTATACTCCTAAAAGGTTAATTTTAATCCTACTTTAACTTTATTTTTGTCTGCAGATAATTCTGTTTTTAAATTTTTTGTAAATGACTTTGATAAATTTAAACTAGCTTGTCCTTTGTTATTAACTGTAAAAGAACTGTTGTATGTTTTACCGCCAATCTTTAATCCTACTTTATTTGTACCTACTAACATACTATCACTAAAAGGTATTTTTCCAATAGCATTTTCTATTTTGTTTTTAACATTTTTTGCAATAGGTGTATTTAACACTACACTTCCTAGTGCAGCAGTAGCTGCTTTCTTGGAAGATTTAATTGCTTGTTTTTTTTGATTGGGTGCATCTGATACTTTTTTAAGTTCATTATACACCTTTACATTATTAGAATATTTTTTATCCGACACTATTTTCCTTGACCTCTGTATTTTTTATAACTTCTACGTTTATGTTTATTCATGGATGACATCTTTACTTTGCCATTACCTATACTTGTTCTTTTAGGAATAAAATTAATATTCGTAACTTCTGTTTGTCTTCTAGGCATTTAATTTAAAATATTTTCTTTGATATGTATTTAAATCTTTTAGAGATTCTATACTAGAATCGTTATCACATAATTTATTATACATAGATTTATTGTTTATCCATTCTTTGCCGTTCCAAAATTCAAAACCTTTATATTTAGATTTGTATTTACTAGTTGTTTCATAACCATAAGACAAGTAATAATTTTTATATTTATTTTTATATGACCAATTAATTTCATAAAGTGTTGCGTATGTTCCTAATCCTAGTTTTGGATTTTCATAATCCCATGCAAACTGTCCTGATAGTACATGCTTGTTATCAAAAACTTTAAACTCTGTAAAAGCAACAGGAGTATTTTTGTAATAGTAAATAAAATATTTCCAATCTATATAATCTTTCTTTTCAAATACTTCACTATCACTTTCAAAACCTTCTTCATAAAAATTTCTATACTTAATATATTTTTTATATATGGTGGATAATAAATCATAATCAAAACTATTTAGTATTTTAACTTCAATATCTTTTTTACGAAGAACATACTTTTGTTTTTTACTAAACTTTACTTTGTCTAAAACTAATCTTGTGTTCCTAGCATTTATCCAAGTTAAGTTTTTTAATTCTGTGTAATACCATGATAAAGGAATCCATCCGTTTTCAAAAGCATAATCATATTCACTATCTTCAAACTCTGCTAGGGGTAGAGAGTAAATTAAATCGTAGTTCGTTAGCTTTCCTGTAATGTGGTCAAAGAATAATCTCACTCAGGACGTTCAAACTGAGTCATGTAAGAATCATCAGTTGTCGTATCTTCTTCTCTAGTATTTTCTACTGTATAAAAGTTTTGGTCTATCTTATATCCCGGATTTTCTGTTAGTCTTTTATCCATATAGGCATCATCGTACCAGATAGTTCTATTGTTGGGGTATGCAAAAAAATTACCATCATCCATTCTAAACATATGGGCACATTTGTGTTCAGGGTCTTCACTAAAGTTTGTATCTAACATACCTGCTTTATTTTCCCATGCCCAGTCTATTGTAAACATGTATGTTCCTTTTCTTTTAACACCTTTATAGTCTACAAGTTCTGCTCTACAGTTTGCTAATCTATTTCTTCTTTGTACATCAACGTAAGGTGAAAAACAATCCCAGTATTGATGTATATTTAGATTATGTTTCGGTGCATCTTTCTTCCAACAGAAAGCATGGATAGGTCTTCTGGTCCAGTTTACTCCATTGGGTAGTAAACATTCAAATAATAACGCTCTTCTCTCTAAACTGTTTACTGTGTGTACATCAGCAAACGTATATTCACTATGACCCTTTTCGTGGTCGTATAGATATTCATTTCTAATGTAGGCACTAAAGGGTGGTAGGTTATGATTTAGATATGCCATTTATTTTTATCTTAAATTTAGGAATCTTTTTTATAAAATCTCTTCTGAGTCTAATATTCAGCATTTTATTCAAACATTTCTTTTCATAGAAGTTTTGAAGCTGATATATTAACTCCATAAGCTTTGCATCAGACTTATTGTGGCTGATAAACAAAATATCTTTATTAATAATCTTTAAATCAGTAGTATTAGAACCAAAATAGTTATCAAAGTGTACCCCTGACTTGGAGGTAACACCTATGTAGAACTCCCCTGTTTCATAATTGGTCTTATAAACTTTGTATAAGGGCTTCTTAGGGATTACTTGTACCCGCCACCCGCCTTTTTATAGGCTAATGCTGTCATTTGGGCTTTCCTCGCACTCCACTGGCCGGGCTTTCCACCCTTTGAACCAGATTTAATACGATTAAAGATAGCCTTACGCATGGTAGGCTTTGTATAGTTCCCTGCTTTGTTGACTGTTGACTTTGATTTCATTAATTTTTATAGGCTATTCATCGTAATGCCCTGTTTATGTATGTATATGAGTGTGGCTTATTGATTTTTACAGCCTATACCTTCTATTATAAAGGATTACAGGGTTTTGTCAAGTACTTTTTAATGTTTTTTTTATTTTTTTCCAACAAATTGTGCAGTTAAAACAATATTACTATATGTTTACATTATGTTACATTTATTTAGATACTATATGATGATTAGTGTTGACAATTCCACCCAATCCTGTACAATATATAGTGTAGGCGTAGCCCCCCCTTATATGTAGAATCCATATATGGCATATTGTAGAAGATGTGCTATATGTAGAAGATGTACTTTCAATCCTTATTTCAATATTTTAGCTTATCCTTGTATATATATACACACACACCCCCCCATGGCACATGCATGCCCCCTTGTACTATTAGCTTATATCTATGGTAATAATATATTACAAATATAATTTATATATATGTTCATATTTTGTTCATAGTATAGAATAATAATAAAATATTACTTTCACAATCTGAGAATATAAGCATAGACCTGTTACAAATAGCTTATAGACTTTCAAATAAATATACCCCCCCTATCCGATTAGCCTATTCTAATATGTTTGCACCCATGTTAAAAGTTTAGCCTTGGCTAAGTTTCAAGCTAGGATGTTTGCATAGTATAAAAAGTTTAGCCTTGGCTAAGTTTCATATATCTGCATATATTCCCCCTACCTTTGCGGGTGGTGGAAAATATAGGGGTTGTGGATAACTCATTATTATTGAAGTATATCACCATTTTATGTGCGACACTTTGGCTATATAATTATTTTCATAAATGGTTATTATTATCTACATGGAAAAAATAATAATAGAAAATGCTAGAGAATTAACATTAATGGGTAATTCTCAAGCTTCAGAAGAACATAAACAAAAGATAATAAAATTAAAAGTATTTTTTGCTAGTGATGTTTTAGATACCTTAAAAGAAAAAGGAATTAATATAAGCAATCAAGACTTTTGTAATTATATTGATAGTCTTGAAGAAAAAGGTATCATCAAAAAATATGTAGGTTATCCGCATATATTTGATGATAAATATAAATTAATATAGATATATAGTTAAGCCCTTTAATTAGGGCTTTGCTCTATACCTAAGTATAGAAGAAAAGGACTAAAAATGATAACTACTTACGATAATATAAAATTAAGACCTACAAAAACAGTATTAAATCAGATGTTAAAAGACTATCTTGAGGGTGAAAGGGGTAGAATTATTAACAGTTTATCCACATATTGGGATACTTCTAAGATGACATCTAATGAAAAAGAGATTATTGTTAACTACATAATAAAAGAAAGGACTAAAAATGACTAATACAATAATAATAAAAGACGATAAAGACCTACTAAAAATCAAAAAGGGTGATAAGGTCATTGACCAAAGACCAAACAACAATAAAGACCCCGAACACGAAAGGCACATTGAAGAAGTAGAAAATGAAAGGATATCAGAAACGGGACAATTATAATATAAATCTAAACAATAGCCCTTTAATTAGGGTTATTGCTTAGGGTTATAACCTAAGAGAAAAGAGATAATAATGGAAAATAAAGAAACAACACTTGAAGAAATACACGATTTACAAGAAAAACTTGAAAATAAAGACGGCTACGGATTGCCAAAGTATATTGAAGTTATAGACGAAAACGGCAATATAGATTGGGAATATATAGAATAAATAAATTAATTTAAAAGGGGGGTTTTATATCCCCTTTTTAACTTGATTTATTCAAGTAGAAAGGTTATAATTAAATAACATGGAATTACAAGTAACAATTAAAAACCACTACGGCAAGGATTTTATTTATCCTTACTGCGAAAAGGCGGAAATATTCGCAATAATAGCGGGTAGACGAACATTAACCAATAATGATGTAAAATGGATAAAGACACTAGGCTACAAATTCAAAGTAGTACAAAGGGAGTTATAACATGATTGTACAAACATTAAATAAAAATGAATTTAGAAATGAATTTAATAGCATTAGAAAAGATAATTTTTCATATGAGGGCTTAAATGCCCTTTATGATTGGTTGGATGAATACTATGAAGAAGCGGACAAGGATTATAAATTAGATGTTATTGCAATCTGTTGCGAATTTACTGAATATGATAGTCTACGACAATTCAATAAAGATTATAATAGAGCATATGATAGCATTGATGATATTGTAGATGATACATTATTAATTAAGATTGATAATAATAAATTTATAATTCAAAATTTTTAATTTGACAAGGTTAAATAAAAATACTATAATAAAAATATAAACTTGATTTATCAAGTAGAAAGGGTTATAATTATATTATGACAATAATAAATACAATAAAAAGAATCTTAAATCATATTAAAAACAATGATATAATTTATGGTTTTCTTGCCCCTATGCTTATACTTATGATAGCATGGCAAGTATTATTAATACTAGATTTTAAGGGGTATATAACATGAGAACATTACCTTATATTAAATCAAAGAAGTTATTAAACATTGATAACAATGCTAAGACTATTAAAGGGCAGAAGAAAGGCTATAAGACCGCTATCTTATATCTTGCCCCTAGTACACAATCGGGGTTTAATGTATGCCCTCAAGCCTCATTAGGTTGTAAAAAAGCCTGTTTATATACTGCGGGGCATGGTGCATTTAATAACGTACAGCAAGGCCGTATCAATAAAACAAGGTGGTATATTCAAGAACGTAATACCTTTATGATACAATTAAGAAAAGAAATATCTAATCATATAAAAAATTGTAGCAATAAGGGTTTTATACCTTGCATTCGATTAAATGGCACAAGCGATATATCATTTGAGAATACGGGAATATTTGAAGAGTTCCCAAACGTACAATTTTACGACTACACCAAGATATATAAAAGGGCCTTAAAATATGTCAATGGCCAATATCCTAGTAATTATCATTTAACTTATAGTCTTAATGAGGATAATTACAAGGAAGCATTTGACATCTTGTTAAGGGGTGGCAATATATCCGCAGTATTTAGAAAAGACTTACCACAAACATATAAGGGTTATAAGGTTATTAATGCTGATGAAACAGATTTAAGATTTACAGACGATAACAATGTTATATGCGGATTGGTAGCCAAGGGACAAGCTAAAAAAGATTATAGCGGTTTCGTTCTTGACTAATAAGAATAATATGTTATTATTAAATAATAGAAAGGACTAACAATGGAAGATAAAACTAAAATAAAACAATGGAGACTACAATATCAAACAGACAATGGGAATTGGGTGGATGAGTGGGATGATTCCTATAGTAATTTAATGGGCGATATAGAAGAATATTTTATAGAAAACTATGATTGCGAGTGGTCTAATTATGATGACGAATAGTAAAAAGTATCAAGAATTTTTAGATGACTATTTGTCAGAGGGGTATACTTATATTGAAGCAAGTGAATTGGCAATAAAAAAATTACAAGAATATTACAAAGAACTTGACAACAATTAAAATGTATGGTATAATAGAAGTTAAAAAACAAAGAAAGGAATTGTTATGAATATAAAACTTGTAAGTGGACTAGCCGTGCTATTAGTTGTAGCAGTTGGAAGTATGTTTTTATTTAAATCAGAGACAGAAATCCCGATTGAACAGACAACAACAGATACAATAAGTTAGTTAATTCAATGACTTATTACAATTTAATTAGGGGGTTTCATAGCCCCTTTTTTTTACTTGACTAATCAAAATAATATGTTATTATTAAATAATAGAAAGGACTAACAATGAAAGCATATAACAACGTGAACGATAGTAGATTTATTTGTGAAACTAGGGTTCCAATATACTACAAACTTAAAGGAAATAAAATAGTTGTAAATACTAGTAAATTAAAAAAGGAACTAGATTCAGCAGTTTCTAGAATAGAAAGAACATTAACAGTAATTAACGGAAGGATTGAAAGATGAAACTAGATGACTTACTAACAATCCAAGCGATAGCAGAAAAAAGGGCAGTACCCATAGATATATTAGAAAATGAATATGAGTATTACTCAAAAAGTAAAGATATAGATATAAAATTATTAGATTTAGATTTAATACATTTTATAAGAATCTTTTTGAATCAAGTAGAAGAGTATAACAATGGCACAAAAAGAGAGAGATTAGAAGAGATACAATATTCATTGAATCAAATATTAGAAGATGTAAGGGAGTTAAAGGATGATGACATATTATCAGAATCAGAAAGGAAACATTTAAATGAATAAAAATATAAAAGAATATTTAATTATATTTGCGTTTCTCTCTATACCAATTGCATATGTACTATTAATATTTATATACATGAGGTTTTATCAATGACAAAAGATGACAGAGCCTATAGGATAGCTGATAGATTGTATTGGATATTTATAGAAAATACACATCCAAGTTATCTCAATGGCTATATAGAAGAAGACCCCGACAATCCACAAGGGACAAAGAACACAGAGAGAGGGCGGGAACTATTTAATGAGATAGAATCATTTGTGAAAGGAACACTATGAGCAATCAACAAAACGAAGAACTAAAAGAAAGTATCATGGAAGAAATTGAATCAATGACAGTTCACGATTTTCAAAATATCTTAGACAATAAAAAATTAGATGTACAAGTAGACGAATTAGATAGAATCATTGATGAATTATTGAATGTTCTATTTGAAGAGAGGACAGAATAATGATTGACAAACTAAAATTAATACAGTATAATTTAAGAGATACAGAAAAATATTTGTATGGCATTATAAAAAATAAATGGATGAAAGACCATCCGCATTTTATGTATAATGATAAGCAAGTCTTAAAAGATATAATTAATATACTAATGAAAAAACAAGATGAGTTAAGTAAAATAATAGATGAACTAAAAGGGAGCATAGAAGATGAGCACAATAGAAGAAGCAAAACAACAATTAAGAAAAGCTAAACAAGAATTACGAGAAGCAAGAGAAGAGTCTAAGGAACTAAGAATTAGGGAACAATTATATTTAGAAAGATTAGATAATTGGGCGGAGAAAAATCAATATTTAAATAATAAAATATCTAATATGACAATGGATGAAGTAGCACATATGCAAAAAGCTAAAGCAGAATATGTGGATAAGTATACAAAAGATGTAGAAATGGCAGAAGCTTTCGACAAACAATCACAAGTAAAGCTTGACACAATAGGTAGTAAGGAATAATGGATGATGAAGAATTAATTAAGTTATTAATGGACTTAGAAAAAAAAGGTTGGGCTAAAAAAACTGATTGGGGTGGTTGGGAGATAACAGACAGAGCCAAGAAAATGATAGAAAAACATGGTAAAGAGAAAGCTATGAAAATGTTTGCTATTGAAGAAGACGAACTAGAGATTGAATTTGAGCCGGAAGAAATGATTAACCGGACTTTACACTAGACACAACATACATGAGGGGTAATAACTACCCCCTGTATGCCTCTTAAAACCGGTTTATCTAGGTTTTCTACTTATATTGTTCGGTTTTATATGCCCTGCGAATATAGGTTTTCTCATAATTATACCTCCGTACTATACGATTTTTTTAAGTTGTTTTTCATCTTTAAGTTTATCTTTAATCCACTCCCAATCATTTTGTGGGTATTCGACTTCGACATATCTGTTGACATTATCCTCATTAGTAATATGCCTATCAAACATATTAACAAAAAAGTTGATAGATTTTTTAGTAACACCAAAAACATTCATAATTTCACCTCCATATACCCTCTATTGTAAAGGATTACAGGGTTTTTACAAGTGCTAAGATTGAGTAACAGATATGCATTTTAAGTAATAATTTATTACCAATTAGTTTAAAATAGTTGTTGACATGGGCATACTAATTTGAGATAATAGAAGTATGGCAAAGTATAAAGTATATGGGCATAGGTTAGAAGTGAATCACTATATAATCAATGCCCCCACACAAGATGAGGCAATAGATAGTATAAAAAAAGCTATGAAAGGCAAGACTAATCAGATATATACTATTGACTTTAGTAGGAAATATGTTAGAATAAAGAAGGTGAAGGAATTAATATGAATTGTTGGAGTTGTGGCAATGAGTTAATATGGAGTAATGATTATGATTTAGAAGATGAAAACGAATACTTTAAAATATTAACAATATTAACTTGCCCTAAGTGTGAAAGTATGGTAGAATGTTATCATGAAAGAAAGGAAGTAGAGAATGAAAAAGACAAATATAACAGGTTATGATATTAGAATAACTTGGAATAATGGTGATAAAGAATGGTTATCTGAATTAGAGGATTACTATTTTAAAGATGTAGATAATTATTTAGACAGTATAGAGGAGGAGCATGGTGAAGATGAAAAAAACGATTAACTGTCCCGAATGTGAAGGTAAAGGTTATATACCTTGGGGGAATAAGAATGATGAGATAGATGAATGCGAAGTATGCGAAGGCCATGGAGAATGGTTAGAAGATGAAGAAGAAATGGATAAGATATACCCACAAATAACAGATGATGAGATAGAAGTTATGTACGAGGATTTTCATGGGGTAATAGACGCAGTGGAGGAATACAAAAGAAATGACAAAAATTATAGATATGCCTAAAATGTGGACAGTAATAGTCAAAGAAAACAGAACTAGAAAGTATTATGTCAGAGCCAATACAGAACTAGAAGCACAAGAGAACTATTTATTAGAGGGTTTAACTTCTGATTTGTATGATACAGACTTTGATAGAATGATTCTTAGTGCAGAACCTACTAAGAAATTAGATGATGAATAGATTTCTACAGGTATATATAACCCCCGTAGACAATTATATGTTAACATATTTTTTTCAATTTGTCAATAACTATTTTTTTCTTGACAATAGAATTAATTAGTGTATACTGTTAAGTATGGATTATAGATATCAATTAGACAAAATCAAAGACCTCAACATAGGAAGTGGTCAATCCTATCGAGGGGACTGTGTGTTTTGTTTGAATAGAAATACTTTATCTGTAAGACATGAGAATGGGAGATTGGTATGGAATTGTTTTCATGCTAATTGTACGGCAAAAGGTATGACAGATTCTGAACTTCGAGCAGAAGATTTGGATAAATTTTTAAGCCCTTCATACGATGAACCTTCTAAAGAGTTTGTCATACCGAAACATTTTGTGACTGTGTTTGGTAATAATAAAGCAAGAGATTATATAGAGAGTTTCGGTATACAAGATACTGAAGCAAGATTAATGTATGATGTAAAACAAAATAGATTAGTATTCTTGATAGAGGAAGACGGACAGGTGGTGGGTGCAGTAGGTAGAGCATTATCTAATTCTACGCCTAAGTGGTATAAGTATGGCACTCCCCCTGTCCCATTTATTGTAGGTACAAATAAATATATAGGTCTTATAGTAGAAGATTCTATATCAGCATGTAAGGTTGCACTTGCCGGATTTACAGGGGTGGCACTTATGGGTACAAGTATACCCAATAACTTTGTGTCACCGATAGTTGATAGAATAGATAGTGCGTATATCTGTTTAGATAGAGACGCAACAGATAAAAGTTTTAAGTTAAGAGATTGTTTATCACATATCATTCCTACACAAATTAAAATGATAGACAAAGATTTAAAATGGTTAACAGTAGAAGAATTAAAAGAATGGGGGAATAAATTATGCGAGACTTTACGGCCTTAATTATATCAATAACTATTGTGGTTGCGTTTCTAATTTATTTAGTAGCAAACTTACCTAATCCATATTTATAATGAGAACACAGCCACTCATATATAATTTTGAATACCAAAGAAAAGGTAATACTAGAAAAAGTATTAAGGGTAGATTTGCTCAAAGTGATAAGATAAAAGCTTTTTGGGCCAAGAATAGAGATAATTATTCTGATAAAGAAAATCCTAAAGCTTCCAAGAATAATATCTTAGGTTTAAGAGACGGAGTTAGATTAATAAATAAACTAAATACTATAACAGAAACTATTGATTCTAAGATTTATGTTATGCCAATATACACACAGGATTTCATAAAGATAAAATCTTTTATGCCAAGAACTAGTAATAGACTAAAGTATAAAATGAAAATACCTAGATATGTACGTTCTAATACAGGTGCTATTTTATACTTCAAAGAAAGAAAAAGAATATTTGATAGTTTTGCATTGGCAAAAAAATATGCTGTTAACTTAGAAAAACAGCATGTAGACTACACTAAGAACCAGTATGAAGAATACTTTAAGACAAATAAATACACATAGAAAGGGACAATATGTTTGGCAAGAAACACTTAATGACTGTGACTGTAGAGGTACCTTATGAAATTGAGGTGGCCGGAAATGTATCTGATATAGATGAAACTTGTAATAAAAGAGTATCTGAATCTTTTCAAAAAGAATTTGGAATACCCCTTGACATTGAGAGAATGTATGTTAGAATAGAAGAAGAAGATTATGTTGAATAAAATTATTATACTATTATTATTATCGAGTTGTTCATTTAAGGTCACACAAGATAAAAAAATAGAAAGCGGTATTGTAGATAACCCTGTGACTTTAAGTAATGAGAAGATAGTAGTAAAAGATTTAGAAGATGAGCAAGAGTTGACGCCCTTAGAAGACGCTAAAAGAAGAATGGAACTAAAACTTTTGGAACTACAAGTGGAAATTAACACAGAAAGTCAATGAATGGAAACAGGCAACCTAAGATTATATATACTTAGAACACTATTAACAAAAGAAAAATATGATAAACTAAAATCAGAAATAGATATATCTATATTTCAAAATGGTGCTAGAGAAATATATAAAACAATAAGTAATACATATAGAGACAATCCTAATATTACACAAATAAACTTTAGTGATTTAAAGTTGGCTTACTTTAATACTTACTATCCTAATACTAGCTATGCTTCTCAAAAGAGTATACATGAACTAATAGATAGCGTAGAAAGACAAGAAGAACCTAGTGATGATGTTGTTGCTACCGCTTTGAAGTCTATGTATAGAATCAAAAAAGCAGATGAGTTAGCAAGAATATGTTTAGATATATCTAATAATCCTAGTAGCACTAGTCTTAAACAAGTAGAAAAGTTTATGGCCAATATAGATGAAGAACAGACACAACAAGAAAGCGAAGCAGTCACTAAAGATGTAGATAAGATTATAGAAGCATTACAAGAGCAGGGAGAGTTTAAATTTAACCTTCCTTCTTTACAGACTGCTACTAATGGTATTGGTCGGGGTAACTTTATGGTGATTATTGCTAGGCCCGAAACAGGTAAGACTGCGTTTTGGGTTAGCTTAGTGGCATCTACTGGAGGCTTTGCATGGCAACAAAAGAAAGTTTCTATCTTTGCCAATGAAGAACCTGCTATCAGAACTCAGATGAGATTATTAAATTCATCTACTGGTTTAGAGAGAAGTAGTATTCTTAATGGTAGTAGAGATATTGCTAAAGAAAAATGGGCCACAATCAGTACCTATATAGATAACTTTGATTGTGTGGGAAAAACTATGGATGATTTAGATGAGTATTGTTCTACTAATGATGTAGATATACTAATCATCGACCAATTAGATAAGATAAATGTGGCAGGTAAATACAATGCTACCCATGAAAAGCTAAGAGAAGTCTACACCCAATCAAGAGAGTTGGCCAAACGTCATAACATACTAGTGATTGGAATGTCTCAAGCTTCAGCAGAGGCACAGGGTAGGTCAAGGGTGACGTTTAGTACAATGGAAAATTCTAAGACAGGTAAAGCTGCGGAAGCTGATATCATTTTAGGTATAGGTAAAGAGGATGAAGAAGAAAACTTTATGGATGATTGTGTTAGATTTGTTACACTGTCTAAAAATAAACTAACAGGAAACCATAAAGAGTTTGAAGTAATACTAAGACCTACAATATCAAGATTTGCAGAAAGGAAATAGATGATAACAGTATTAGATGTAGAAACAACATTTTCAAAAGAAGGAGACCCTTCACCTTTTAATCCGGATAATAGATTAGTAAGTGTGGGTATCAATGACGAATACTATTTCTTTCATCATAAAGATTTACAGGATATAGATACCATAGCTAATAGAAAAGCAGTTCAAGAGATACTAGATAAATCAGAGTTAGTTATAGGCCACAATTTAAAGTTTGATATGTCATGGCTTTATCAATGTGGGTTTACTTATGGTGGTAATTTATATGATACAATGATAGGGGAATACATTATTAAAAGGGGTGAGAAGAAATCTGTATCTTTAAAAGCGTGTTGTCAAAGAAGAAACATAAGTTCAAAGTTTGATGTATTAGAAACTTATATGAACAAAGGGTATAACATAGATGAGATTCCTTTTGAGCAGTTAAGAGATTATGGTATACAAGATGTTAAGATAACTAAAGAATTATATGATTCACAAATGGAATCTTTTGATAACCATGCCAATAGTAAACTAATTCCTACTAGGGATTTAATGAATGAATTTTTAAAAGTTCTCATTGATATGGAATCCAATGGAAACTATGTGGACCTTGAAGAATTAGGTGTTGTAGAAAAAGAATTGGAGGCAGAATACTACAGGATTAAAAACAAAGTAGATAAGATTGTAGCCATTGTTATGGGTGACACCAAAATTAATCTGTCATCTACTGAAGACTTATCTAAAGTAATTTATTCTAGAAAGGTGCAAGACAAATCCTTTTGGGTAGAACTATTTAATATAGGTTTAAATAAAGAAACACATAAAAAAAAGAGGAGACCCATACTTACTGAAAAACAATTTGAACATTATGTTCTTAAGTATACAGATGTTATATATAAAACTATAGCAGAGCAGTGTAGTTCCTGTAAAGGACTAGGGTATATTAGAAAAAATAATAGTGATGGTACGATTTCTAAGAGGCTTAATATATGTCATAAATGTAATAAAGAAGGTGTAGTATATACAGAAACAGAAGCCAAGGCCGGATTCGGTTACAAAACTAAACGTGTACAAGATGTTTCTCAAGGTGGATTTAAAACAGATAGAGGTACACTAGAAAAGATATCTATGCTTTCAGAGGGTCTGTTAAAAGAATTTGTAGATTCTATTATAAGATATAGTGCAGTATCAACTTATCTTAATACTTTTATAACAGGTATTAAAGATAATACAAGGGGAGATAATATACTTCATCCCTCATTTAATCAGCATGTAACTACTACAGGAAGACTATCTAGTTCCAAACCTAACTTCCAAAATATGCCAAGAGGTGATAAGTTTCCTATTAAGAGAGCCGTCACTTCTAGATTTTATAAGGGTAGCATAGTCGAAGTAGACTTTGCACAATTAGAATTTAGAACTGCAGTATTCTTGGCCCAAGACAAACAGGGCATGAAAGATATTGAAAACGGAGTTGATGTTCACCAATATACTGCGGATATTATTGGGTGTTCAAGACAAGAGGCAAAGGCTCACACATTTAAACCTCTTTATGGAGGGATGATGGGAAAGGAAAAAGAGGTAGAGTATTATAAAAAGTTCTTAGAAAAGTATCAAGGAATTGCAGAGTGGCATCGTTATCTACTAGAGAGAGCATTTAAAAGTAAAATAGTAAAACTACCTAGTGGTAGAGAATATTATTTTCCTCATATAAGAAGGAGTTGGAATGGTACTATTAAGGAGTACTTCTATAGTCAATCTACTGAGATTAAGAACTATCCTGTTCAAGGATTTGCCACCGCAGATATAGTTCCTATAGCCTGTATTAATGTATGGAAGATATTGAAAGAAAACAATATGAAGACACTATTAATTAATACTGTACATGATTCTGTGATACTAGATGTTCATCCAGATGAATATAATCAAGCCATAGAGGTCCTTAACAAAGGTTTTTCTAGTATAAAAGAATCACTAAAGGATAGATTTGATTGTGAACTTAATGTACCTTTAGACTTTGAAATAAAAAGTGGAAAGAATTGGCTTGACTTATCCACAGAATTGTGATATAATATATAGTATATAAGGAGACAAATATGTCAAACGAACTAAGTAATCTTGACAATCTATCCAATGATAAAATCATGGCTATGGTTGGACAAGATGCAAACATAGAAAAGAAGTCACTACCTAGATTAGTGATTAATTACGAAGCAGAGGATAGCGAAGGTAATGCTATTAAAAGAGGCCTATATAAAATAGATGTTAAAGGTGTGGATGTTTTTGCAGAGAATGTAGAATTTAGACCATTCCTTAATGCCTTTCAATATAAGAAGTATGATGAGGAAAATGAAGACAACACTTACAAATCAGTTATGTTTAGGAGTTGGTCGGATTCTAAGATGGACACTAATGGAACTCAATCATGTGGAAGCGTACCTAGAGCAGAACGAGAAAAGCTAGACCCTGTTGGTAAGATAGAACAGGATAAAGTTAAATGTCATAGGCATGTATTTGGTGTTGTGTCTTTAAAAGGCAAAACCTCCAAAGGTAAAGAAGTAATCATAACGGATGAACCTGCATTATATAGTGTAAAAGGTGTGAACTATATGCCTATAGGTGATGTTTTACAGAGTCTTTCTGCAAGAAATAAGATTATGTATAATACTGTACTTAAATTTTCAGGTACAGAAAAGCATTCCAGAGGTACAGTAACTTGGTTTACTGCTAATATTAAAGACGCTAATAAACATGTAGAGTTTACGGAATCCAATAAGGAAACACTAAATACTTTTTTAGAAATATTTAAATCTGAAAATGATTATGTAGCACAAGAATATGCGAAAGCAGTCAAGGGTAAAGTATCTTCTCAGGATATAGAAGACGGAAAACTTTTGAAAGAAGTAACTGCTTGACTTTCTTAGAAGAAGTAAAATCATTATTGTCACAGGCTCAACACAAGCCTGTGGCAATACCTAAAGAGATACTAAAGCAGTTTTTAAAAGACTGCAAACAGGCCGTAGAAAAACAGTTTACACAGAAGAGAGAATCAGAATTTAGAATTAGAATGTCTAGCATCGGCAAACCTTTATGTCAATTACAAATGGAAAAGAAATATTCCGGTGGTAATGCTATACAGTCTTATGAAAATTATAATAATAAGTTGAGATTTTTATTTGGGGATTTATTAGAGGCAGTTGTGATTATGCTTTTAAGAACTACCAAAGCTAATATACAAGGTGTTCAAGGTAATGTCAAGTACAAAACCAAATGGTTTGACATGAAAGGAACATATGATATAATAATAGATGATAAAGTTTATGATATTAAAACTGCATCACCTTTTGCTTTCGATAAAAAGTTTGGGGAGAGTGGTGGTGGGTTTGGAAAGGTTGCCAAGGATGATGTCTTTGGATATTTAACACAGGGATATTTATATTCTGAAGCAACAAAGAAACCTTTTGGTGGGTGGATTGTTATTAATAAATCCACAGGGGAACTATTATTGAGTGAACCTCCACAAGATGATTCTGAATACAGAAAAGAAGCAATACAAAAAGCTTTAGATAATACTAAAGCATTAATGGAAGATAAACCTTTTGAAAAATGTTTTGATTTACAAGAAGAAATGTTTTACAAAAAACCTACAGGTAATAAAGTATTAGGAACAATATGTTCTTACTGCTCTTTCAAACATAAGTGTTGGGGTGAAGACATACAATACTTACCTCAACAACAATCGAAGGCATCCAATCCTAAGTTTGCTTGGTACGCAGAAATAAATAATCCGAGACAAGAAATTGAACTTACTGCTTGAAAGAAAAGCTGAAATTATAAATAAATATTTCTATAAGGATATGGGAATTATTAGCAACAGAAAAATTTGGGACACATTAAAAGATATACGTACACGTAAAGAGTTAAATTTATTTGAACTTAAAGTAAATAACTTAATACATAAAACTAGTAGAGATAAATCATGGGCAGACATTTACACAGAAGCTAAAGCAACAATTTTTATAAGAAAATTAGGGATAGAAATTAAAGGTCACAAAAATGAAACTGAAATTTTCATTGATAAATACAATAAACAGTTAGTTGATGGATATGGTCTTGGAAAAAAATCCCTTAATAAATATGAAATAAGGAGTTGGGTAGAAGATGAAGCATGATGAAAACATTAAAAATGAAGTGCATAAATTTTATAAGAAAATAAATAATGAATATTACTACGATAATCAAACTAGAGTTTATGATGCTATGAATGAAGAAGATGCTTATTTAAAAAATCCTGATAGATTTTTGGAGATTTTTGATGGGCTATGGGATAATTTTTATTTTGGAGAAACGAAAAATGAAACATAACGCAAACTTTAAGTATGATTTAGAGTGGGGTAAACAAGGGGAAACTGTTGTTGCTGAAATACAACAAGGGGAAAAGACTGAGGTAAAGTCAGAGAGAGATAAGTGGATTAAGACAGGTAATCACTATTGTGAATACCAAAGTAGAGGAAAAGAAAGTGGGATTAAAAAGACACAAGCAGAATGGTGGACAATTAATTTCTACAGTGGAGATAGATTTTGTTTTAATATAACATTAAAGACAAAAGATTTGAAAAGTATTATTAATAAAAATAACTTTAATAAAGTCCCCGGTGGGGATAATAATACTTCATGGGGATATTTAGTTCCTATTATAAAACTAATTGATTTTAATAACTATGGACAGAATAAATCCTAATTACTACAAAGAAGGCATAGAGACTGCCGACTACATAGAATCTCATGGCATGGATTATATGCAAGGAAATATTATTAAGTATGTTACTAGATATAAAATGAAGAATGGTTTAGAGGATTTAAAGAAAGCAGAATGGTATCTGCAAAGGTTGATTAAGAAATATGAGAATAATTAAGGACCCCTTCACAGGGGAATTGCTATTGTCTTTAGATTCATTTGAATCAAAGCAAGTAAAGGAGAAAGGATATGTAAAAATATCTACTACTAATAATTATTTTGGTTCTTTGAGATTATTGTATGAAGATTTATCTACAATATTAACAGAAGAATTAAGAACTATACAAATAAAACAGGAGAAAAAAAGACATGAAAAACTACTTAATAAATAGTGAGGCAGTCCAAAGCTTACTTAAGTATATGTTTACTAGACCTTATGGTGAAGTACACACACTTATTCAAGCATTAGCTACATTACAGGAATCTAAAAATGAATCAGGACAGAAACAAGAAACGAAGAAAGTTTGATTACGTTGCAAACTTAATTGACTATTCTATTAGTTTGAACAGAGATAATAATGTTCAAATAGATTACTCTTTTATAAAGCCCCAAGATTTAAAAAAATCACTAAATGAATATAAAGAAGACTCCCACTTTTCAAAAAACAATTTAAGAAAGTATGACAAAGGTGGTAGCTTTAGTGTTAAAGAATATGAATACACACATACTATGTGTTCCTTAATAGACTATTGTGTCTATGAGATAGATGAACTAAATAAAAAGATAACTAAATTTGTTAATGGTATGAATTAGTTATCTTCCTCTATTCAATAAATCCGTTGAAGTCATATTAATACCTAATTTTATAAAAGCATTATTTATTGCATTACTAGGCATAGGTCTATCTTTTGTCTCAGTATGATGATAATCTTTGTATAGATTATAGACATCCATATTACCTATAACTTCACCTGACTCAGCTATTCTATTCATATCAGCTATAGTGGGACCACTAGCCATTGCAATATTTGCTATCGCTAAAGCTTTTGATTGGTCATAGTCTAAAAGTCTGGGGTCTTTATTATCTAAAGCATTTTGTAACCATTGTGGTTTAGACCCTGTTAAGTTTTCATATCTATTTGCTGCAGTCTCTAAACCCGCATCTATAAATTGAAAATATCCTTTTGCAGTAGAATCAGGATTACTTGCATTTTTATCGAAGTCACTTTCTATCTCAGCTATCTTATCAAATGTTTCATTAATAACCTTCTTTTTACTTTGATTCATAGAAAAATCTGTTTGTGCAGAAGAATCTTTTAAGTTATCTATACTTTTTAATACTATATCTGTTTCTTTTGTTTTTAACTTTTCTTCTTTGATAGACATTATTTCTTCACCAAACTTCCCCCGAAGTAAAGTCCCACTATTGATGACATAAGGTGAGTATCTAAAGGAGTAATTACTACACCTGCAAATGCTCTGTCCATTAGTATTTCTTTCTTCTCTATCAGAAACAAAAAACCCGGTTTAAATTCTGTCCATGTTAATATAACAGGTATATCTAAAAGCACAGGAACTATCTTAGGCCATGCAATAACAAAGAAGACAGCAGTTAAAGCTATAATTCTTCTTGTCCATTGAAAGCCTTTGTTCTCATATGTTCTTGCTTTGTCCACAAAAGACATTTGAGTTTCTGCTCTTGCTAATAACATTTTTTGTTCTTCTTGTTTTGCTTTAATACTCTGGCCCCATATGGACATTACTCCACCTAGTAAGCTAGAGCCTAGCATTGTAATCATTTCTACTGGTAATCCACCTAACATTATTTATCCTCCTTAATCATAATCCTTATCAGGGATAGTTGCTTTATCCCCTCTACCCATAAACTTTGTCATATCAAAATCAAATGTCATAGAGTAAGGGTCTATTCCATCAAATCTTCCAACAAATTTATTTGTTAATTTATTTATTTTAGCTAATATTTTTCCTACTTGTCTGTCATAATCAGCCATGTTTATTTGATTTGTAGCTACTCTATTTTTTAGCTGATTGAGTTTACTTTTTTGTACCCTCACTTGTCTTTCGTACTCTAGTCTTTGACTTGCACCTAAAGTCCTAATACTTTTATTACTAACTTTAAATCCAAAAGAAGTAAGTAAAGCTTCAAGTTCTGTTTGTGGTTCTCTAAATTTAGAAACATCGCCTTTCAATGCTCTTTCTAATCTTTTTGTAGAATAAGAACCCGGAATAAAAGGGAAGTTTGGTATAAGCTTTTTACTAAAACTACCTAAAGCCTTTGTTGTTTCTTCAAGTGCAGTTCCTCCGCCTCTACCAAATTCTTTTTGTTTTCTAAATATATCATAACCTATCATGGAAAATAAAAAATCACCACCTACACCAAAAGAAGGCTGTAAAGGTTCCGGTAAAATAGGTACAACATTGTCTCCTTCAAAGCTTAATATATCACCACCCGGATAAAATCTACTAATGTTTAAATATTTAGATACTCCATCCTTTGATTTAATAGGTAATCTAATTACTTTTTTAGGCATTAAAGGTAAGTCTAAAATATTACCTGCTTCATAATCTGGCAATAATGCTCTTTCTACTTTAGCATCTTCACCACCATATAACTCTGACATTTTATTTAATCCATACCCTGCCGCTATATACTTAGCATATTTTGTAGGTCTTAGTATTGCTGATTCAGCTAGTAAAGGAACTAATCTATAAGTAAAAGATAAGAATGGTGTTGCTGTATTTCTTAAATGATTAATTAAAGGTGCGTCTATATCATAATCTATAAACTGTCTTCTTGCAAACATAGCAGCATCTTCTGCACTATCCCCTATTTTCATTCTATGCATAAAAGCATTTAATCTAAACACATGGTCTTCTATTCTATACCAGTCTTCTAATTTACTTGTAATAGAATTGTTTCTAACTTTAGCATATATGTTTGAAGCAAAGCTAACAGCATTGTCCCATTCATCTGCATTAGATTTTGATTTGTATATACCTGCTAGTTCACCTGTTTTAAAATTTTTTATTTCTTTATTAACAAAGTCTGCATCAAATACTCCATGTTTAATGGCTAGTAAAACTGATTCAGAACGATACCCGTCTTTACCATGCGTCCTTAATGCCCTAAGTGCTTTAGGTAAAGTCCTTAAAGGAACATCTGCTAAATCAGTTAAAACAATATTACCAAAAACATTATTGACATGCACTGTTGGATTCCATGCAGTCTTAGATACTTTCCATAAACTATTTAACTTTTTATAATTTTTATAAAAGGCATTAGAAGATTTTTCTTGATATCTTTTTGTACCCATGATATCTTTATAAACATCTTCCGGTACATACTTACCTGCCAATGCTCCATATCTTTTAGATACTGTACCTTCTATTTTATTATCAGGTATCTTTCTATATCTTTGTGGTAGTTTTAACATTTGTTGTGCTGTTCTTCCCTTTGCTTTTTCTGCAAATTGTGCAGCAACATCTGCATAGAATTGATATTTAGCTACAGTGTTAGCCATCAACATTCCTGTGTATTCCATAGAGATTGCGGCATCTTCTATTTCACCTTTAGCTAATCTTTGTTCTTTTGTTAGTTCCCAACGAATAGGAACAAATTCATCTCTACCTAATAATTCTTTTTCTAATATATTTCCTTTGCTTCCTATTCTTTCATCTGTAATTGTAGGCTTCTGTCTTTTAGTGACTTTATATAACTGTCCACCTATCTCTTCAAAGTCACCTAATAATTCCCAACCTTTGTGGCCCGGTTCTACTATATCATTAACAGTTGGCTTTTGATTTTTGTATGTTCTAAACCAATCCCCTACTGTAGTCTCATGTAGTGTACCTCTAGGTTTTAAATCATCACCTATCTGTTTTAGCTGTAAAGGTTCATCTCCTTTTTTATATAGTCTTCCTATATATCTATTTCTATTTTTCTGAAAAGTTTCCTCTCCTATTAAACCTAAGTCTTTATATATTTGGCCTGTTTGTGTAATCAAATCTCTAGAATTTTTACTTAACTCTTGTAATTTTTTTGATGCTACTTTATACTTAACATCACCTTCTAACATATTATATAGAATCTTTCTTTCGTCTGTAGTAAGTTTTTGCATTTGTTTTGCAATACGTACAAAGGCAGAGGCTATATCGTTTTTAGTACCATCATATTTTTGTAATAATTGTTTGTAATCTTTAGTTAAACCATACTTATCTATAATTTGTCTACCTAATACTTCTGCATAAGATTCAGATATTTCTACAGGTTCATCTGTGTCAGCACCATATACAGTTTTTCTTTTACCTTTTTTTAAACCTTTAATTAATCCATATCCTCCTGCCGCACCTAAAAATGCCCTACCGAATCTGGAACTTAAAGGTGCATTAGCATCAAATAAAGATGCTTCAGGGTCCGCATTAAATCCAACTAAACCTCCTACAAGAGAAGTTCCTCCTTCACCTGTAGTTGCTACTTTTAAAAATCTTTTACCATAATTTTCTTCATAACCTTTTAATACTTTATTCAACCACCACTGCGGTTTAGCAGATAACTCTCCTTGTTTAGGAGCATCTAAAACTTTTTGCGTTTTTGGAAAAGGAACTGTTACATCTTTCTTTGTAAATATTTTTACTAACGTATCAAATATAGATGTAGGTTCTCTACCTATTTCTCCTTCGGGCCTTACACCTAAAGTTCTTTCACCCTCTGCATATACTTTACCTTTACCTAAATCTTCTTCTGTAGCTTTACCTTTTACTTGTACTGTACTACCACCTCTTTCAATCATTTCTGATGGGGTTAAGTCTGCTCTTTTAAATCCTACAGGAGTTACTTCACCTTTACCTGTAATCTTTACACCAAGATTTCTTAAACCTCCAATTGCGGGAGAAATTATCCCCCCACCAACAGCACCTGCTAATAGCTGTTTACCTCTAGTATCTATAATAGATTCATCGTCTACATAACCTGTGGCTCCGGCTACAGCCCCTGATACTAATCCATATTTACCCATTGTGTAAAGTGTCTTTGCTTTACCAAAAGGTATTAGCCATCCTGCAGGGTCTAATAATGCACCACCAAAATAAGCTGCAGTTACCAACCCACCATCTTCACCTCGCATTAATTCATTAAGTTTTCTTTGTTCTGCTTTCATCTCTTTTTTGTCTTTACCTGCAATTTGTTTTATACCTCTAAAGGTATCAGCAAGTCCTAACTTAAAAGCATAGGCATATTTATTATTAACCTCCTCTGGAGTAGAGGGGTTCATGTCGTTTACAAAGTCATCTTTAAATGTGGGGTTTTGGGAGATTGTATCTGTGATTGTAGTTTTATTTGCTTCTTCTCTTAAAGAGTCTAACCTAGATTTAGGTTTTGATGTAGTTATGGTAGTGCTTGTTGATGTAGGAATACTACTTTGCTGAGATAGAGAAGGTTGTTCTTTTTTTACACCTAACTCTTCTCGTAAGGCATTAAGTCTTTCTTGACCCATGTTTACTTATTGCCTTTTAAAAATGTAGGTCCTGTACGTTCTATTTTTGGAAATTGTGTATAGCCATACAGTTTTAAGATATCTATTGCTCTGCTTCTATTGACATCATTTTTTTCCATGACTTCTTTAATAAAATCTTCTGCTACTTCTTTTTTACTATTGATATCTTTTTGTTCGGGAGATATATAATCTTCTGTAGTCACCGATACCCCTTTACCTTTTCTTTCAGTTTTTGTTCCGGGAGTATCGCCTGTAGGTTGCTCTGTAGTTGTAGTAGTTTCTTCAATAGTTTCTGGTTTATCTGTTTTTTCAGTAATGATATCATCTAATTCTTGTTGGAGATTGTCCGCTTTAGCTATTAATCCTCTTTCTCTAAATTCATCTATGGTATCTTGCATTTGTTTTGTATCTTCTCTTTCTTTAAATTGATTAAAGTAACCTGTTAATTCTGCATCTATAGGGGAACCTTCTACTGCTTCAGTCAAAAAAGGTAAATCATAATCAGGATTACTTTCTTTTTGCATAACAGCACCTATTGCTTGTCCTAAATCTCCTTGAAAACCATTCAGTATAATTTTTTCTGCGTTGCTTTCTATTTTAGATACAAATCCTTCTTGCCCTTTTGACACTTTATATACTTGATTGCCATCTTTATCTAACACTGGCATTTTAGTATTTGGGTCTATTTGTGCAATTTTTAGATTTGTGTAAAAATAATCTGTATTTTTAGAAAGGTCTATAGCACTAGCACTCCTTGTACCAGTCATACCTTCTCCTACACTAACTCTAGTGTCGATAGGAGTTCCTGTATCAATAGTCCCTGCTGTAGCTTGAATATCTTTCATTCCTTGTTTTTCTAGGTCCCTTGTAAACAAAGTGGATGTACCTTTAAACAATCCAACTTGGTCCTGTAAGTCTTGATTCAGTTCGTCTGATTTAAGTTTTAATCTGTCTTCGCTACCCCCTAAATAATTATCTTCCATAGGTTTATAACTGTCTAAAGTATTTCTAACTTCATCTATATTCATACTTTCTAAACCCACTAAGTTTCCACCAGAAGATGCAAAACTATTAAGCTGTGGTAAATAAGATTGTCCAACTTTTGTAGCTATAAATTTAAAAGCATTTACTTTACTTTTTTCTTCATCATAAGATTCATTATACTTTGTTTGTATTTTCTCTTTTTCTGTCAATGCTCTTTCTCGATACTCATCAATCCTATCTCTCATAGTTTGTCTTTTCTCTTGATATCTTCCGGCAGCACCAAGGGCTACTTGTCTAAAAGTTCTTGAACTTAATAATCCCATTACTTCTCCTCCTTCTTAGGTTTACCCATTAAACCTGTATCAGGTGTTTCATCTTTCATTTCTTTCTTCTCATCTACTTCTTTAGGTGTAGATTTTATAACTGTTCTAATTAATTCTTTTGTATCATCTTGTTTTGGTTTATTAATATTTATTTTTTCTATACCTGCACTTTTACCAATAGCCATTATCATTTTTGCAACAATAGGTGTTAATAATAATCCTGTATCAGGAGTAAACTTACCTTCTACAAAACCTGCAAACACAATTACTTTAGTTATTTCTTCTACAGTTAATCCTGCTTCTAATAAAACAAGAACCTTTTGCATGGTTGATTCATTATGTAAACCATCCCATACTTGCATAGATGCATCTTCTACTGTAGCATATTGTGGTGCATGTTCCCAAGGATAATTCTTAGGTGTATCTGTTAATGATTGACCTGCTACAGGTGCATCAAATGGATTTGTTTCTCTTATTGCCATATTATTTCCTTGTGTACTCTCTTAAAAGATTATCCCAAAACTGTCTTGTACTAGCATAATCTATTTGTTGTATTCCTTGTGCTTGTCCCGGAGCATCCATTTCTTTTTGTTGTAAAGGCATATCATAACTTCTAGATTTAACATCGGAATAAATATCTAATAAAGAAGTACCTTTTTCTTGTCCACCGGAGTCTCCTCCATCTAGAAAACTTTTACCTGCTCCTATTATACTTACTATTGTTCCTATATCCATTAATTATCTCCTGTTAATATTGACTCAAATATATCTAACCCTATGCTACCTAAGAAAGTATTAAACTTAGCTTTACTCTCTTCATCATATAAAGCCATTGTTGTTTCTCTATCTAATGCGGCCATAGCTATATTGTGCTGTCTATTCTTATTATTTTCTGATGCAGTATTTACCCATGATGCTTCATCTCTCCATTGTTGCCATAAAGATGATAATGCAAAGTTAGATATCTGTAAAAGATTCTGTGCATCTGTTTGATTAGCTGCATTAATTGCTGCAGTATTAGCTGTGTTAACTTGTCTTCTCCACAATACATTTGATTGGTCAATAACTCTTTGATTTTCTACATTAAATCTTTGTCTTTGGTCCTGTAGTTGAGAATTAAATTGATTGATAGCAGCTTCTCTTTGTGCATCTGATTCATCTACTGCTAATTGATTCTGTGCATTTTGTGCAGATATCTTATTTGTTTCTGCTACAGAGTATTGATTCATAGCATCTGTTCTTTGAGCATTAGCTGTTCTAACAGATGTATTTAAGTTAGAAAAGAATTGGTCTGTTTGTGCTTGACTTTGTGAATTAAATTGTAATGAAGCATTTGTTGCTGATTGGTCTGAGAATAGAGATTGTTGTCTAACTTGTAAATTTGCTAAACTTGTTTGTTGATTATTACTGAGGTTAGCCATATCCATTTGTAGATAGGCACTAGCATTTGTTAAAGCAGCTTGTTGTCTATTATTTAAATTAGCAAAGATTGCTTCTTTATATGTTGCTGCATCTTGTTGTGCTATAGGAATAGAAGCTGTTATGATACCTTGTGCTAAAGCTTCTGCTGCAATACTAGAAGCACCTAATCCTCTTTGTTGCATAGCTGCATCTACTAATCTTTTAGCCCCTGAAGCAAATGCCGGTAAAGATGTACCTTGATTAACTGCATTGTTAATTGATTCAGATATGTTAGCTAATTGTCCCTGTACTGTAGCTGCGGGTGGTAGTGAAGTTAAATCTTCTTGTGCTGCAACCATAGGTTGACTGACTGTACCTTGTGCTGCCATAGCTTGTGGTATTGCACCGGCTGTTGTTGCTGCAGTATAATCATAAGTATTTGCCGTAGGTGTAGTTGCCTGTGATACCTGTGAAGCACCGGGTACTGTTGCCGCTTCTATTGTAGGTGCAACTGTAGCTGTTGGTGTAGCTGCTGCTACTGTACCTTGAAGTCCGGGTGTTGTTTGTAATTGATTAGGTGTTACGGATTGTAGTGCAAGATTAGGTAGAACTTGTCCACCTTGAGGAAGTGTAGGTTGTCTAACTGCTGCACCCACTTGTGCTTGTGCAAATTGTGATGGGTCTGTTAGTGTAGGTTGTGGTGTGGGTGATGGCAAATTACCTCCATCTGACAAATTAGGCATCATATTGTCATATCCTTTTGCACCTTTAGTTGTAAAACTATCATAAATACTTTTTTCTATTTTACTAAAGTTATCAGGTACAGCTATCTTTGATGCTGCTTGTTTTGCAAAAGTTTCATTAGTTTGTGGATTGTAATAATATTCTTGTTCCATTAGTTATCTCCCATTAAATAAGATTCCATCCACATAATTTTTTCTTTTATTACTGCTATATCTTGTTGCATTTGAGTAACGGAATCTGCTTTTGCTTCAACTGCTTCTAGTCTCTCACTCCACATGCCCCATGTCATTCCAAGACTTATTAATATAGCGATGTATGGTAATACTATTTTTAAATCTATTTTCATTATTTCATACCTGCTAAAGGATTAGCTAAAGTTTTCTGTATAGTGTCTGCTACTTTTGTTTCTAAATCAGTCATATCCTGTTCTATTTCTTTTACAAGTTCTTTTAATTCTTTTTCATTAGTTCTAGAATCTTCTTTAACTCTAGTTTCTACGTCTTCTACGATTGTTTCAATTCTTCTTACGTCACTCTTAAGGTCATTTTTTAATTCTTTGGCAACAGAGGCCACTAGGTTTACTTCATCTAATATCATTGGTATTTCATTTTGTAACATATTTAATTGTTGTTGTATTAATTCTATTCTTTTATCATAGCCAGAAAGGTCAGGGCTTACAAATGAGTTTATCTTTTTTTCCATTATAATGTATCGTTGATACACTTCAAAACCTCCCCACAGTCCACCAATAAGTGTACCTATAAGAGGTAGAATAAGTAGTAGCTTTGAGCCACCTACTTTAATTCCTTTATATTCTATTTCTGCCATTTGTCTCCTATCTATTATATTGACTATCTACTATTTGATTAAATGTATTATCACTATCTACTGTCATAAAATAGTTAGCAATATTATTATCCGATAATTCTGTATCAGGTAATTTTACATCTGTAAAAAATCCTTGTACCTCAGATAACTGTGTATCTACAAAAAAACTCTTACTATCTGCTAATACTTGCATTACTATTAAAGTTTTTATTTGATTGCTTGTTTCATATCTACCTTTATCACCCATCTTCTTAACAATCTTTGTAGCTGCCTTTTGTTTCTGTTCTTGTTTTGTTTCTTGTTTAGGTTCTTCTGTAGTTTCTTTTGTCTCTTCTACAGGCTCTTCAGTAGGTTCTTCAACTTCTTCCTGTTGTACATCTTCTTGCTCATCACTACTTTCATCTTCCACAGTGGATTCTTCAGTAGCCTCGCTATCGGGTTGTTCAACTTCTTCTGTTTCATCTGGTCCACTATCCATGTCATTTTCCATAACAGGTTCTTCGTCTGTTGGTTCCTGCATATCCATAGTTGGTTTTTCTGTTTGTGGTTCAACATCTACTTCTACCTCTGGTTCTTCCATTTTAGCTACTACCATCGGTGGAGGTGCTTCTTCCATTTCCATATCCATAGGCATTTCTAATTCCATTTCCATTTCAATGTTTACTATTTCTATGTCCATAGGCATTTCCATATCCATGTCTGTAGTTATAGGCATATCAAACTCAGGCATTTCTATTTCCATACCAAAGTCTACTTCAAAGTCTACTTCCATTTCTACAGATTCATATGTAAACTCTTCCATAGGTTCTTCTATTGGTTCAAATGTAAATACTGGAGCATCTTCTACAGGTTCATTAAATTCAAATATAGTTTCTACAACATCTATAATTTCTGTAGTAAC